TCCGAAGTGGACCAGTGCCACTGTCCGGCAGAGCAGTGACTATCTGGTTGATACGTTCGCTGCTTTCCGCAAGGCAATGCACAAGGCCGGGCTGCGCTGGTATGGCGTCCGCGTTGCAGAGCCGCACCATGACGGCACCGTGCACTGGCATCTTCTGTGCTTTATGCGCAAAAAAGACCGTCGTTCCATCACCGCGCTGCTGCGTAAGTTTGCCATCCGTGAAGACCGCGAGGAGCTGGGCACCAATACCGGGCCGCGCTTCAAGTCCGAGCTAATCAACCCGCGCAAGGGCACGCCGACAAGCTACATCGCCAAATACATCAGTAAGAACATCGACGGGCGCGGGCTGGCTAAAGAAATCAGCAAAGAAACCGGCAGATCACTGGGTGACAGCGCCGAGCATGTCAGCGCCTGGGCGTCGCTGCACCGTGTCCAGCAATTTCGATTCTTTGGTATTCCGGGGCGTCAGGCATACCGCGAGCTGCGCTTGCTGGCAGGTCAGGCGGCGAGAGTACAGGGCGAACGCAAAGCGGGTGCGCCGGTACTGGATAATCCGCGTCTGGATGCGGTACTGGCAGCCGCGGACGCAGGTTGCTTTGCCACCTACATCATGAAACAGGGAGGTGTACTGGTTCCCCGCAAGCATCACCTTGTCCGCACGGCTTATGAGCTTAACGACGAACCGAGCGCCTACGGCGATCACGGTATCCGTATCTATGGCATCTGGTCCCCTATTGTAGAGGGCAAGATTTGCACGCACGCGGTGAAGTGGAAAAAGGTTCGCAAGGCCGTTGACGTTCAGGAGGCGGCAGCCGACCAGGGCGCTTGCGCCCCTTGGACTCGTGGCAATAACTGTCCCCCTGTTGAAAATTTGAACCAGACAGGGGGCGAAGTACCGGATATTACGTCCATGGATGAAAAGGTGCTGCAGAACTATCTGCACGGCATGGGCAAAAAGGAACGGCGTGAGCTGGTCGCCCGGCTCAGGCTGGTAAAACCGAAACGGAAAAAGGCTTACAGGCAGGATATTTCTGAGCAGCAGCGCCTGCAACTGGAGTATGAGCTGCAGTCCAGAGGGTTCGATAGCAGTGAGTACGAGGTGAGTTTACTTTTACACGGCGGCAGCCTTCCGTCAGGGGGAGGACTGCGGATATTTTACCAGAACGGGCGGCTGCGTGAGGATGACAAATGGCGCCAGTATTACTGACACATCGGATATTTTTTCTGTTTTTGACTCATATCAGGTCTTTCTTAATGAAGGACAAAAAAGCGTTTTACATTTAGAAATCGGTACTATACTGTATATATAAACAGTGTATATACATACAGTTATGTTGTGTAAGTGGTCGTAAAAGGAGGGAAAATGCAGGATTATCTTTTGGAGTCATTGAAACTTCAGCGCATTGATTTTTTCTTAAAACTGGTAGCGGCAAGCGATTGCAGCGACGAAGAAAAGCGGCTGGCTATCCAGTGGGTTTCAGAGCTGACTGATGAGCTTATTGCAAAAATTCATGCTCATGAATTCAGCCAATCAAAAGAGGCTTTACGATAGGTGAAGGTTATGCAGATTGAGACAGTGATCTTTATGCCGCCTCATCTTTTTGATATTGCTAATCAAAAATCACGTTTTTCGATTGGTTAATATCACTGCGCTGACGTAAAATGCTGCCATTTTTCATGTGGGGAACATTTGAATGACAGCTCAGGTTGAAGCTCTAAATATCGTATACACTGGTAAGGCATTGGATACCCATAAGATGGATATTCTAGCGTTAGCTCAAAGCCTCAAAGGCTTAGGCGAGGCGCTCTATGAAGCCAATATCTTACTAAATGGTGACGAAAAATTTGAAGTAAATGTTGACGCTGATCTTATTGCAGGTTCATTTGGTTTCCAGCTACAAGTTGTACAGCATTTAAACAATGCGAAAGATGTACTTAAGCTTTTTGGTCTAAAAGCCTCAAAAATTATTGTTGGCGAATCAACGGTTTTAGAGGTTTTAGAAAAGCTTGATGGACGTAAGATCGACATTGTTGAAACTGATAAGTCATCCGGTAAAGTTAAGCTTCTGGTTGATGGTGAGGAAATCGTATGCAGCCAAGATGTGGAAAAGATTGTCAACTCGCCTGAAATTCGAAAAGCAGTGGATTCGTTCATTAGACAACCACTGCTTAAAGACGGAATCGAAGGACTTTTGGTTAAGCCTTCTAAAGATTCAACTGATATAGTTTTAGAGGTGAAAAAGGAAAACGCAGATAACTTCAAATCACCTAGGGTTCTCTTTGAAACGAAAGAGGAGGATGATGAATCGGAAACAACGGTTACTTTCCTTTCGGCGGACATCGAGAAGAAAACTGGGTGGCGAGTTATGTTGAATAAAGAACCACGGACCGTGCGTATGGAGGACGAGGAATTCATGCTCCGCCTTCAGAATAAAGACACCCCTAATATCTTTGGTGATTTGTATGCTGTCACGATACAAAAGAAAATCAAAAATACGGGTGGCGATGTCACTGAATCACTGCGAATTGTAAAAGTTGGCAGACGCTTAGGTGGTAAAAAGAGTTAACTTTTGACCCCGGTTGAGGTGGCTATGTTACATAATGTTATAAGTTTGCTGGGTCTCCTAGCAGCGCTACCCGCTATTATTTTAACTATTAGGGTAATCGCTAAACTATTGATTTCATTGATCTTTAATAAAGAGAAGGTTACTGTTACTTATCATTCAGAAAATGGTGAAAAGTATGAGAAAAAACTTTATCTTAAGAAAAATGATGACCTACTAAACATATTGGATGATATAGCGCGAAAGAGCAGGCATGAGGGGAAATCTCATGGCTGAAGATTCTAAATTGGGCGGGAGTCGGGCAGTTGGTATCGCCGGTGGCGGTGGCGTTGGAATGTTTCTAACGCAATTAGCCCCACTTATTGTAGATGAAACAAAACGAAATATTTATATCGCCGCAATACCTTTCTTTGCACTTATTTTAGGCGAGATTTTCACCTTCTTGACGAAGTTGGTATCTTTAGATGCTGAAAAAATCAGAGTGCGTATCCGCCTCAAGTTCTTGAAATTTAAACTATGGCGTGGGAAAAGCGATCGGTCTGTTTCCCAGGAGTTAAGGGATTTGGCTGAAAAACGCTATAACATAATTAAAGGTATTGAGATGGGTGTGTATGATATTGATACGTACTTCCAGCAAGCTGCTGTACCTACCCCTAGTGTAGCACCTGTGCAGCCTGTAGCTGCGTCTACCCCTAGTGTAGCACCTGTGCAGCCTGTAGCTGCGTCTACCCCTAGTGTAGCACCTGTGCAGCCTGTAGCTGCGTCTACCCCTAGTGTACCACCTGTGCAGCCTGTAGCTGCGTCTAACCCGGGTGTAGCACCTCCCCAGACTGTAACTGCGGCAGCCCCTGCGATGAGTATCCCTCCTTCTCAATCAGAGCCGCCGCCATCGACACAGGAAACTAATTGAAGATAGTGCATGGCTATACTGCATGAAATCGCATGATAGTTAATGCATTCTTTTGTTCAAGCCCGCCATAACTGACGGGCTTTTGTTTGAATCATGCGCCTGCATGAAAACCGCTACAAGAAGCGGCCAGGCGTGGCGGGGCTACGAGCGCGCGCAGTGGCTTTCTCTGCCTAAGATGTTAAACTGAACACATTAGCAAATACTTGTAGTTGAGATACTGCACAGGATTGTTATATTTACTCAATAACGTATGTATTGGTGAGGATGCAATGACCAGAAAACTTCCTACACGGTTAAGGAAAGACCTATTAGTAGGTGTTATATTTGAAATGAGATTTGAAAGCGTTGTACCGCTTTCGAGTATTTTACCCGGCTTGCTATTTAATCACATGCCAGGGGCTACTATCACCAAAACACCTGTTTCTGAAATACCAGAAAGTATTAGAAATACTGATCCTAATTTTATTTATGCTCCATTAGTTATTCTTGAAACTGAAAAATTTCAGGTTCACATTGGTGATAAGGTTTTACAGCTAATCTACAATGTTCCTTATGAAGGATGGGATAAGTTCAAATTTGCTATAATGGATGTTTACAGAAAGGTTATAAATTACTCACTTATAAATAGAGTAGTAAGGTTCTCATTGAAGTATATAGATATTATCGAACCTGAAAATTGTTCTTCGCTTGATAAAATGTTGAATGTCAATTTATCAATGGGTAACTTTAGATTGGATTTTAATACATCTCAAGCAAGGACCGAGATATTCAATGCTGATAGTGTTGTTGTCATTCAAATGGCTGGAAGTGCTAAAGCAGAATTTGCAAACCCTTCAATCAAAAGTAGGGAAGGTTTCCTTATTGACGTCGATTGTATTAGGAATGTAATTTCAAAAGACTTGGCTTCATTTGAAAGTGAATTGTCAAGTGGACTTGATGAATTACATATGATAACTAAGGAATATTTCTTTTCATTCTTAACGGATGAAGCGCTGGAGTTATTGGGGGCGGAATATGACTAGTGTTTGTGTAAATATACATCCGACATCTTTTGAGTCTGGTAAAGGTGGTTTTTTTGGTAGTTCTAATTTAACGGAAGGTACCAAAACATATGTCCGTGGATTAACCGTTGGTATGGATCTCATTCACGGATTTGCGGAGTATGATCGTTTACTTAATCCTAAAAAAGCTGAAAGTAAAATAACTCGAGAAATACTCAGTGCGACTAATAGTTTTATTGGTCATGTTAAGGTGGATAACTATTTCTCGGAGTTGTCAAGTGGTAATCTGTTCGCTAAGTTATTAAGTGATAGGCAATTTTTGCTTTTTGAAAAATCTGGCTTGATTAATATATTAGAGAGTTTTAGATTTTTGCGGGATGGCTGGTTAGGGACCGACTCAGTAGCTCCCAATGCTGAGGCAATCAATGAAGCTAAAAGTATTTTAATTAATGTGATTGAAAAACATTCTTTGAGGGCACCTAAGATTCGTGCTGTAGCAGATGGTGAGGTAAACTTTTACTGGAATACAGATGGCTACTTAATCGATATGGCATTCTTTGGTGAGGGTGAATACTCCTATTACTACAAGAATAAACTCAATGGGGAAGAGGAATATGATGATGTTTCCATCGATAAAGGCTTTTCTACAAAAATGCTGGAGCTTTTGTCGTGGTGATCAAGTTCGGGGCCAGAAAGTTAAAGATATATTAAATGATGATGTGCTCATCAGAACGCTTTTTGACTCTGAGCATTATAATAGAGAGCTTAATCAATTGGAAAATAACGCTATTCCAACTTCTGATCTCAAAGATAGAGGTTTAAGTTTGGATATTAAACGCTTAGCAAGCGAAACTGTTGTTTTGAAAAGAGTTCATATCCAGAAGAATAGAGCTCAAGAAAAGAATGGTCCGGACGATAGGACCAGGAAAAATGTATTCTTTTCAGAAGTAGAACACCCAAAAGTAAACAGTGTTTTGGATGAAAATGGGGTAGCTTTATTTTCAACTAAATATGCTCCTGTTGAAGGTAATGATGCTCATGCGATGCTGTTGTGTATAAAAAATGATCAAAAAAGGTCATATTATATTATGGCTAGAAACAAACTAATGCCTGTGTTTTCCGCGCGGATTACTCCTGCACAAGAGTATACGTTTTTAAATAAATAGGTGGCGTTGCCACCTTGTACTCTACAAACTGTAATCATCGAATTTAATTACTTGGATGCCAAGCCAGTTATTAATCTCCTCTAAACTTTTTTGAAGTGGCATTAGTTCATTACGGACAAAGACTTTACTCGCCTTCTCCACATCACCAAATCCTCCAACATTACTCGGCATAATTCCCATCATCTGCGGCGGCACGCGATGCGCTGCCATCATGTCATCGCGGCTCACGTTCTTGATGTTCAAAAACTCATCCTTTGCCGCCACCTCTGACAGCGGGATGATCTGAATGCCGTCCTTTTTGCCGTTGGGTGAGTACATAAAAAGGTTGCGGAAGTTGCCCGGCCCTTTGGCGCTTTTCATGGCCTGGCGGATGTTGTTCACGTCCTCCTGGTTCTGCGCGGCGTCGGTCATATACATGATAAAACCCGCGTGGCTGCCGTTGATATAATACTTCCGGCGGAACAGCGTAGCGGACTCGTTCAGCAGGGCGGAGGGGATGGCGGACAGGTATTCCGGCAGGCCGTAAATCTCCTGGTTCAGGTCCGGTTCCATCAGGTGAAAGATACTGCCTCTGGTGAACTCATAGGGCTGTGTGGTCATGCCATATTGCACAAACCAGTAAGTGTCAAGGTCGATCCCGCGGCGGGTGTATTTCGCCAGTGATGGTTCCAGCGACAGAATGCCGCCGAGCCGGTTCGTCCGTTTCTCAAGATAGGCGTTACCAAACACCAGATAGTCCTGCACGAAGCGGCTGAATGCCTGCTGGCTCAGCAGCGGGTGTGGGATAAACGTGCTGGTCAGAATGTTGCGCTTAACGGCAATCGGCGAGCTGTGATGCACGGCGGCGCGGTAGGTGCGGGCCAGCCCGTCAAAGCTCACGGGCGGCTCATACCACTTATCCATTTGCACGCATTCCACGTAGTCCAGCAGTTCGCGGCGGTCCAGTACCGGGATCGGATCGCCAAAGCTGAACGCTTCGGCGTGAGTTGTGTTCTTCTGCTGCGCGGCTTCCTGCACTGGCGCGGTGCTGGTCAGGGCGTCGTGTTCACTCATTAAAAAATCTCCACAATGTTGCTGGTATTGGCGGCCTCGCCCTGCAGCGGTTCGTTAAACAGTGCGTGCATCGTTGCCCAGGCCAGGTCTGCGTGGCTGGCTTCTTCGCTGCGGCTGGCTTCGTAGGTTGGGCGGTTCCCGCTGGCGGTGGTGGCGCGGCGGATTGCCATAAAGGACTGCGCAATGTCGGTGTGCCCGGCGTCAAACTCCAGGCGCCGGTGGCTGATAATGTCGTATGCCTTAAGCACCAGGGCGTTTTTTACGTTGGGGTTGTAGACAAACTCCCGGACCGCCGGGAAGAACGCCTTAACGTTCTCATAGACGCCGTGGCCGACGCCGGTCGAGTCGATGCCGATATAGGTCACGTTATACTGCTGGGTCAGCTTTTTAATGGCGTCAGCCTGGGCGCGGAAGTCCATCCCCCGCCACTGGTGCCGCTCCAGAATGCGGAATTTGCCGCCCGGCACCGTGGGTGGTGCTACCACCACGCACCCGGCACTGTCGCCGTTCTGCGTACCCTTCGCCGGGTCATAGCCGATCCAGACTTCGCGCCAGCCAAACGGGCGCAGTGCCAGCGCCTGAAAGTCAGACCAGACTTCCCAGCTGTCCACCATGCACGCCTGCAGCTCGCTCAGCGGGAACACTGACGCCAGATCGTCAATGAATTCGCACATCAGCAGGTTCTGGTATTCGTCAGGGCTGTACTCCATCCGCAGCTGGTCCAGGTCGAATAGGTTACAGCCGCCGCGCACCGCATCCTCCACTGTGACGATCTGGCGGTACTGACCGTCCGGGCAAAGCAGGCCCGGGGCCAGATTGCCGTGGGTCAGGTCAATATCCACCTTGTCCGATTTGGCGCGGCCCCGATTGAACAGCGCGCCGGACCAGAACGGATAGGCGCTGTGGGTCAGGCTGGATGGGGTTGAAAAGTAGGTCTGCCGCCATTTCTTGTGAATGGCCATACCGGAGGCCACCTTGCGCAGTTCCTGGAATTTCGGTATCCAGAAATATTCATCCAGGTACAGGTTGCCGTGGTAGCTCTGCGCTGTGCGGGCGTTGGTGCCGAGGAAGTACAGGCACGCGCCGTTGCTGAGCGTCATCGGATCGCCTTTCAGCTCTACATCCACCTCTTTTGCAAAGTCGATGATGTACTGCTTAAAGACGTGCGCCTGGGCCTTACTGGCGGAAAGGAAAATCTGGTTGCGCCCGGTGGTGATGGCGTCAATCAGCGCCTCCCGGGCAAAGAAGAAGGTCGCGCCAATCTGGCGGGACTTGAGCAGGTTACGGATGCGGTGACGGTTGCCCGCATCCCACCAGTGGCGCTGATAGGCGAACATCGAGCTGTGGAAAATCTCCTGCAGCTTTTCGGTCTGCTCGTCGCTGAATACGTTCTTTTCCGGTGGCTTGCGTGGGCCTTTGTTGCGGTTCGCCACGTTGGGGTTAAGGTCGGCCTCGTTGCCGCCGTCGTTAAATTTGCCGATGCGGGCATGACGCTCTGACTGGCGCGCCAGCAGGTCAATTTCCTTGAAGTCTTTCCCTTCTTTCTGCTCCTTCATAATGAGCTGGCAGTAGCGCGCGGCGGTGGTGAGCTGCATCTGATCCAGCGGCCCATACTCACCCCACTTGTCGCGCTTTTTCCAGCTGTGCACGGTTGCAACTTTCTCGCCCAGCATTTCTGCAATGCGGGCTACGCGGTATCCCTGAAAGTACAGCATCATGGCCTGCCGACGGGGATCGAGGTCTGCGGGGGTCATTGTCGTGTTCATGGCCCAAACATACGGCCTTGCCCGGCGGCTTTCCCCGGCTGCGGTTTGTGTGGCTGACCGTACAAGCGCCGCGCGTTGTTTCACTTCCCCCATCACCGCAAACATAAGGCTCCAGTAAGTTTTTTCTAACGGAGCACGGCTCATGACAGTGAAAGCAAAGCGTTTCCGCATCGGGGTGGAAGGTGCCACCACCGACGGGCGCGAAATCCAGCGCGAATGGCTGGTACAAATGGCGGCCAGCTACAACCCTGCGGTGTATACGGCGCAAATTAACCTTGAGCACATTAAAGGCTATTCGCCGGATGGCACGTTTAAGCGTTATGGGCATGTCACCGGCTTAACCGCCGAAGAAATCACGGAAGGGCCATTAAAAGGGAAAATGGCGCTGTACGCCGAAATTAACCCGTCGCCTGACCTGATTAGTCTGATTAAGCAGTGGCAAAAGCAATTCACCTCTATGGAAGTCAGCCCGAAATTTGCTGACACCGGCAAGGCCTACCTTGTCGGCCTGGCTGCCACTGACGATCCGGCGAGCCTGGGCACCGAGATGCTGGCTTTCAGTGCCACCGCCAAACAGAACCCGCTGGCTAACCGCAAGCTAAGCCCTGAAAACCTATTTACCGCCGCTGAAGAAACGCTGATTGAACTGGAAGAAAACCAGGACGAAAAGCCCTCCCTCTTTGCCCGCGTATCCGCGCTGTTTACCAAAAAAGAGCAGACCGACGATGCGCGTTTTTCAGACGTGCACAAAGCCGTTGAGCTGGTCGCCACCGAGCAGCAGAACCTGAGCGAGCGCACCGATAAATCCCTATCCGACCAGGACGCGCGCATTTCTGAGCTTGAATCCTCCCTGCAGGAGCAGCAGGCCGCCTTTGCCGAGCTTCAGCAGCAACTGAGCCGTGAAGACAGCCGTAAAGATTACCGCCAGCGCGCGCCGGGCGGTGACGCACCGGCAGGCAACCTGACCAATTGCTGATGGAGCATAAAACCCGATGAAAAAGAAAACCCGCTTTGCCTTTAACGCCTACCTGCAGCAGCTGGCGCGCCTGAACCTGGTGGAAGTTGAAGAACTTTCCAGCAAGTTCACCGTTGAGCCGTCCGTGCAGCAGACGCTGGAAGACCAGATCCAGCAGTCCGCCGCTTTCCTGACGCTCATTAATGTCTCGCCTGTTGATGAGCAGTCCGGCCAGCTGCTTGGCCTGGGCGTTGGCTCCACCATTGCCGGAACCACCGACACCACCACCAAAGAGCGCGAACCTACCGATCCGATGCTGATGGAGGACGTGGAATATAAATGCGAACAGACCAACTTTGACACGGTGCTGACCTACGCAAAGCTGGACCTGTGGGCGAAATTCCAGGACTTCCAGGTGCGTATCCGTAACGCCATCATAAAGCGTCAGGCGCTGGACCGCATCATGATCGGCTTTAACGGTGTGAAGCGTGCCAAAACCTCTAACCGCGCTGAAAACCCACTGCTGCAGGACGTGAATAAGGGCTGGCTGCAGAAAATCCGCGAAGACGCGCCGGACCACGTTATGGGCAGTACCACCCAGGACGGCACCACCACGGCAGGCGCGGTGAAGGTGGGCAAGGGCGGCGACTATGTCAACCTGGACGCCGTGGTGATGGATGCGGTTAACGAGCTGATCGACGTGGTTTACCAGGATGATGACGAGCTGGTTGTTATCTGCGGCCGCGAGCTGCTGTCTGACAAGTATTTCCCGCTGGTTAACAAAGAGCAGGAAAACAGCGAGAAAATTGCCGCCGATCTGATTATCAGCCAGAAACGCATGGGCGGCCTGCAGGCGGTGCGTGCGCCGTTCTTCCCGGCCAATGCCCTGCTGATCACCCGTTTGGATAACCTCTCCATTTACTGGCAGGAGGACACCCGCCGCCGTTCTGTTATCGACAACCCGAAACGTGACCGGATTGAGAACTTTGAATCCGTCAACGAAGCGTACGTGATTGAAGACTACCGCTGCGCGGCCCTGGTCGAAAACATCACTATCGGTGACTTCACCGCGCCAGCTGCGCCGGAAGGTGGGGAGTAACGCATGAGCCTGAGTCCCGCACGGCAGCACCGCCTGCGCATTCAGGCCGAACAGGCCGCCCGGGAGGGCGGCAGTGTTCGCCATGCGGCCGGCTATGACCTGATGCTGCTGCAGCTGGCAGAAGACCGCCGCCGCCTTAAGGGTATCCAGTCCACCGTGAAAAAGGCGGCAATCAAGGTGGAGCTTCTGCCGAAGTATGCCGTCTGGGCGGAGGGCGTGCTGGCTGTCGGAGGTGCGCAGCAGGATGACGTGCTGATGTACGTGATGCTGTGGCGTATCGATGCCGGTGATTATGCCGGTGCGCTGGAAATCGGGCGTCATGCGCTGCGCCATGGCTGGGTGATGCCGCTGGGCAACCGTAACGTGCAGACCGTTCTGGCGGAAGAAATGGCGGATGCCGCACAAAGCGCGCTGCTGGCCGCAACTGGTTTTGATGCCGATCTGCTCCTGCAGACGCTGGACCTGACTACCGATCTGGATATGCCGGACCAGTCCCGGGCACGCCTGCACAAAGCCATCGGCGCGGTACTGACCGATAGCAACCCGGCCTCTGCCCTTAATCACCTTACCCATGCGCTGCAGCTCGATCCCCGCTGCGGCGTGAAAAAAGAAAAGCAGCAGCTGGAGCGCAGATTGCGCAGTGACAGCCGCTAACGAACGTGCCCCGCGCACGGGCGGCACGGGATGGCGAAAGGCACTGCCACATCAAAACCCCGTCCACCGCCCACTATTTCAGGAGAAAGCCGCATGCAGTTTATTGCGCCAGAACAGGCACCGGAACAGGCGGACGTTATTAAAAATACGCCGTTCTGGCCTGATGTGGACCTGTCGGAATTTCGCAGTGTGATGCGCACTGACGGCACGGTGACGCAGCCCCGTCTCCGGCAGGTTGCGCTGACAGCCATTTCCGAAGTTAACGCTGAGCTGTACGACTTCCGCAACCGCCAGAAGATGCTGGGCTACCGGGATCTGGCTGACGTGCCGGCGGAAATGCTGGACGGAAAAAGCGAGCGCATCCAGCACTACCTCAACGCCGTGTATTGCTGGGCGCGCGCCGTGCTCAATGAGCGTTACCAGGATTATGACGCCACGGCGTCCGGGGTAAAGCGAGGGGAGGAACTGGCGGAGGTCAGCGGCGATCTGTGGCGTGATGCCCGCTGGGCCATCAGCCGGGTGCAGGATGCACCGCACTGCACGGTGGAGCTTATCTGATGAAAGTGCGTGCGCATCAGTATGACACGGTGGACGCACTCTGCTGGCGCCATTACGGGCGCACGCAGGGAGTCACTGA